TTTATGACTACCAGAGCAGCGTCTTGTAAAGTATCCTGCCAATAAATATTTGTACTATACAGGAGAAAACATTGGAACGTAAAAAAGCATATTTTATCAACGGTGGAGCAGGCAGAGTTGTTGCAAGTATTCCAGCGTTTGAAAAACTCTACAAAGAAGATCAAGATTTTATTATTGTTTGTGAAGGCGGAATGGACTTTTATAAAGGTCATCCTCAGCTACACGAACTAGCATATGATAATTGGCACAAAAACTTATTTAAAGATTATCTTAAAGACAGAGATATTGTAAGCCCTGAACCTTACAGAGTCTGGGAATACTATAATCAAAAATGTAGTCTAGCACAAGCATTTGATATTGCAATTAACAATAAAGGTATTAGAGATCTACCTGATCCAACTATACATATGAATAAGCACGAGCTTGTACAAGGATATAAAGTTGTTGAAGAAATTAAAGCAGTAACTGGAAAAGACAAAGTAGTAGTATTCCAACCATTTGGACGCACAGCTGAAAATATGGGTGACTTTGTAATTGATGGAACTAGCAGAAGCTTTCACTTAAATGATGTTATACGCATTTGTAAAGACCTACGTGATGATTATGCCGTGATTGTAATGAGTGAATTTCCTGTTGTAGTTGAAGAAAATACTAAAGTTCCAGTAGCAGTTCCACAAATTCCAGATGTAAGAGTTTGGTCTAGTGTAATTCAAATTGCTGATCACTTTATTGGATGTGATAGTTTAGGACAACATATGGCAAAGGCATTAGGTACTACATGTACTAGTGTTATTGGTAGTACATACCCTATTAATATTTCTTATCCTAATTCACCAGACTTTGATATTATTGATCTAGGTGAAGGCAAGCGTAAGTTTAGTCCTATTAGACTTACAATGGAAGAAGAAATTGAACGGTTCAACGATGAAGTTATGGAGTTAAATGATGAAAGTTTTAAGAAAATTATTACAAGTGCTCGCAAGCGTTTGGGGAAACCAAGAAGTTACACAGGAAACTTCCAACCGCAACAGCAGGAAGGGGAGGTCTGCCCAACTCATGGAGTAGTGCATAAAGATGGAGTGTCACATGCTAAACAATCTACACAGATTTTAGGAAGGTCTGGAAGTTAATGTCAGATACTAGTCGAATAGATAAATCAAATCCGGATAACTTTTTAAATGACATGTATGACACAACATTTAATCCTCAAATCCAAGCCTTAAAGGCAATTGATACATGGGTTGTTGACGACTTATATTACCCTGGATTTAAAAAGTTCTTGCAACTATTTGAGAACTATGACGATAGACACACTGACTATGGCAACGGAATGTTACATTATAAAGATAAAATGAAATATCCTACTGACATTGATCCTGAATTTGAATATCATTCTTGGATTAAATTTCAATTACAGAATGTTCCAATTGTAGTAAAAGACTTTAAGAAAGCATGGGGAGTAAAATACCCTCCAGGTGGTTATAGTGGCTTACATTGTCATCAACCAGGCAAGCAACTTACAAGTGTATTATTCTTAGATACCCCTAAACCTAATTTAGACTACCCGTTAGCAGGAAGTTTAACTACATTACAACCAACTCCTGATAGCAGTATAAACTATTTGCAACATAAACCAATTGCTGGTAAAGTAGTAATTATGGACGGCAAGGTGTTCCACGGAACATATCCTACATTAGAAGATAGACATGTATTTGTTTGCGATTTTGAATATGAAGGTAAACTTAGCTAATGGATTTAAATGCGGCATATCAAGGAGACAAAGATTTTTGGTTCCTATGTCATCATGGACGCATACCAGACTATTGGATTAGTAAAGACAAATATGCTGACTACCAAACATTTTTATCTTTATTTGATGATCCAAAGAATCAACATGTAGATTACGGAGGAGCAATAATTCAATATGATGATGATTTTGTTTGGCCTTATAAATCTATCGACTATTTAGACTTTATAAAAAATAGTATAGCAAAATTCCAATTTAAAAACGTACAATTTAAGAAGTGTTGGTGGCTAACGTATCCTAAAAATTCATTTAGCGGCATGCATACACACGAAGATAGAGGACAACGTACAATGACATGTGTGCTATTTCTAAATACAATAGCATTAAGCACAGAAACACCACTAAATGGCAAACTAAAAGCTGTAACACTGAATCCTGTTACAGGAGAACTTGTTAGTGATATGATAAAATGTATTGCAGGTGACTTAGTTATGATGGATGGTAAAGTTTATCATGGTGTTTATCCTACATTAGAAGAAAGAAAAGCATTTGTAGTTGATTTTACATACGAAGTAGAGTTTAATTAATGATTGATGTATATTGGTCTCCGGTAATTAATGTTCAAGATAACCAAGAATTTGTATCTGAATTAAAATACTACGAACCAGAAACAATTTATAAGGACATAAAACCTAAAGAATTTTTTGGATTAGGTGCAGGCATGTGTCCTGCTATTGTAGACGAAGCAAAGAACACATTTAGAGCAAAAAGTCCTATAGATTTTCATATAAAATTTGATTATGCTAACCAACAAGCATCAAGTAAGTATGATATTGATGTAAATTTCTTAATGAACTACATTGGAGGCCCAAATGATGAAAATGTACACCAATTAGATCATCCGTGCTTCTTATTTTTTAGTGAAAAACCGTTAACAATGACACAACTACATCCTTACTATGAAGAGACTCAGTTCTCGTCAGTTACAATGGGAATTGCAGGTACATATAGTATATCGAGTTGGATAAGACCGGTACGTCCAGCGTTTAAATTTAAGAAAAATGAAAATGAAATTGATATTGCTAGAGGAGATACGTTGTGTTATTTTAAATTTAACACAACTGAAAAAGTTAGAATGGTAAGATTTGATAGTGCTAAGTTATTTGAATCTAAGACAGGACCAGTAATGCAATGCTTAGGCTACAAAAACTTAAAAGCAAAACGATTTTTACCTACACCGTTACAAGAATGCTATGATGCATTTAATAATGCAAGATATAAAAATAGGTTATTAAACTATATAAAGGAAAACAAAGTATGACACAGTGGATTGGAGCAATTACAAGAGGACATAACGGCGGCGCTGTACTTCTCAAAGACGGAGAAGTAGTATTTGCAATTGAAGAAGAACGCCTTACTAGAAAAAAATATGACGGCGGACCACTAGCCGCAATGACAAAGTTTTTAGATTATACAGATAAACTAGACTATCTTGTAGTAGCACATACACAACCATTAGAAGAGTCAAGTAGAATTGATTTTAGTGGTGGAGATATGTATACAGGACTAGCTAGAAAGTTAGGTTTGATTGATAGATCAGATAATGCATATAGCGAAGATGGTAAATTTACTCACAGACAAGTTATTGATATGAGTTATGTACATCATAAACTACATGCGGCTTGTGCATTTTATCGTTCAGGATTTGAATCAGCAGTTAGTGTAATTGTTGATGGTGCAGGAACTTTTATTCCTATGAATATCAATACTGGAATGTTTAATGATGAATTTATGACATGGGAATGTGAAAGTATTTTTAGTTGTGCATATCCAGATGCATTTAAAACTTTATACAAGCATCAAGGCGGTAATGGTCCTTACCCAGGAACACGTATTCCGTATATTCCGTCAGAGCGTGAAGGCGAAGAAGGATTTCATGAGCTTATTTTAGATGATAGTGCAGGTATTGTTAAAGCATACGAAGCAGTAACACAATATTGTGGATTTCAACCTATTGAAGCAGGTAAAACTATGGGTCTTGCTCCATATGGTAAGAAAAATCTAAATATTCCCCCAATTTATACTGAAGGTAATGGTGGCAAATGGCGTACAAGTGATAGGAATGTTATTATTCCTACATATCCAAATGCGGCTTTAGTAAATGAAGCAAAATATGACTATTTAGAAACAGCACAAGATGTATTAGAAAGCCAAAGAGATTTAACTACCTTAGAAAACCGTCGAGATATGGCATATGCTGTCCAAGAAGGATCACAACAAGAAGTATTGAATCTTATTTTCAAAGCAGTTGAGATGTCTGGCAATAAAAACGTAGTACTAAGTGGCGGCTATGCACTTAACTGTGTTGCAAACTACTGGTACCTTGATAAGTTGAATAAAGAAGGTATTAAATTATATGTTGAACCAGTTTCTAGCGATGCAGGTACAGCAATGGGTGCGGCTATGTTAGTATATCATCAAACTACTAAAGATAAAACTGTAAGAAATTATGCAGAAACAATCTACGAAGGTTTTCAATATACATACACTGATAAACAAATTGAAGAAACTGCTGACAAATATGGTGCAAGTATTGTTGATGCTGATCATACTAAAGTTGTAGAAATGATTAAAAACAAAAAGATCGTTACAATGTTTCAAGGAAAAAGCGAAAACGGACCACGTGCATTAGGAAATAGAAGCATACTTTTTGATCCAACACACGAAGACGGTAAGGATTATGTAAACAAAGTAAAGCGTAGAGAGTATTTTAGACCCTTTGCGGGAAGTATTCTTTTAGAACACGCACACGAATGGTTTGATATGCGTGGATTAGAGCAAACACCTCATATGATGTATGCAATGGATTGTAAAGAAGGCATTGCAGAAAAGATTCCAAGTATTATTCATGTTGATGGTACATGTAGAATACAAACTGTAACTAAACAACAGAACAAACACTACTATGAGCTCATCGAAGAGTTCTATAAACAAACAGGTGTTCCAATTATTTTTAATACTAGCTTTAATTTAGGCGGAGAACCACTTGTTGAAACACTTGATGACGCTGTACGCACACTTTATAACAGTGAAATGGAGTATTGCTACTTACCTGAGTATGGTAAGTTAATTGAAATGAAAAACTAATGAGCACTAATATACACCTATTTGGCATACCGGTTTATAAAACACTACTCAAAGCACATAGTAAAGTTCAGGAAGATTTTAAAGAAGTTCTTGAACAAGATTCTCATTTTAGTAAAGTACCAACATGGTATAGTAATGTAGATACAACATATGGTAATCCAGAAGCAAACAATTTACCATTTAAACAGTTTATTAGATCAGCAATAGATGGACTTAACGAATACTTAGAAGTATTTGATATAGATGTCCCATTAGATTATCAAATTGAGTGTTGGCTCAATAGGTATAAACCAGGACAGTTTCAAGAAATACACAATCATGCAGGCCCTGCACACATTAGTTGTGCTTATATGCTTAAGACACCGTCTAACAGTGGAAATTTTGTATTTCATAACAACACATATGATTATTTTCAGCAAACAGGACTACCTAACTTAACTTCTCAAGCATTCAAATACAACAATAGGATTACACCACCTTGTGAAGAAGGAGACATAATTTACTTTCCTAGTAATCTTGGACATTATGTGTCAGACAACAAAAGTAAACAAGTAAGAGCTACTATAAGTGCTAACTTTGTTATTAAGGAAAAGCAAAATGCATAAAAATATTATTGATGAAGACAAAGTTTTTGAAATTAATCCAGATTACAGTGTAACTGTTCAAAGGTTTGGTCCAGCAAAGCAAAGTGTAGTAGTAGTTGATGATTTCTATAAAGATCCTTACTTAGTAAGACAGTTAGCTTTAGATATTCCAGCATCTCGTAATAAAAGAATACGTGGAAATAATCCTGCATGGAGAGTTAACGCATTTTACGAATTAGATAGTATGGCTTGGGTATTTGATCAATTAGGTAGAACGTATTTTCCAGAGGTAATGAATTTTTATCCTCCAACTTTTATGGAAGAAAGTTTTAAACGTGCAACATTTATGGTAAATGTTATGCAAACTGATGATCTTCCACCAATTTGCCCTCATATGGATAATACAAGTGGTCATAATTTGGCCGCAACAATATATTTAAATAACGAAAACGAATGTGCAGGCGGAACAAGTTTTTATACATTTGGCGGACGTACATTTTATAGTGATCCAACAGTAACACATGCATATGATGTTAAAGGTAACTTACCTGTAACTAATTATATTAATGATAGTATACATGATTGGGAGATGATTGGAATGGTACCGATGCAATTTAATAGAATGGTTTTATATAACCAGGCAATGCTACACTCTGCATATGTCAAACCAGGTATGTTTACAGATAATGTTTACAGATTAAACCAACAATTTTTTATATAGGAGAAAAACATGGAAGGTAATTATGACGGCGTTGAAGAATATCCAAATGCTTTTCCAATTGATTGGTGCAAGCAAGTAATTAAACGCTTTGAAGAAATGTCAGCTAGTCAGTTTACAAATTTAGAAAGTAGTATGAAAAATCAAGACGAGCGTATTATGATGGACTGGGCTTCTCATAATTCAAGATACCATGCTGATGAAGACTTATGTCAGTTCTTTTATTCTACTCTTAACAAAGTGTATACAGACAAGTATCGAAGCAAATACGAAAGCCTTGGTGCAGTTATGCAACATTCACCTAAAGGAATGAGCGTACAAAAGACACTACCACATCAAGGATACCATGCTTGGCACTCAGAAAACGCAGACCTAAGTTCATCATCACGCATACTTGCTTATACAGTTTATTTAAATGCTGTTGAAGAAGGTGGCGAAACAGAGTTCCTTTATCAAGGACATAAAATTAAACCTGCTCCAGGTAAGTTATCTATCTTTCCTACTTCATTTACTCATCCACATCGAGGCAATCCTATCTATAAAGGTGTTAAGTATATTGTAACTGGATGGTATACTTTTGATGAATAAAACATTTAAAATTGCAGTAGTTGGAGGGGGAACAGCAGGGTTTGTTTCAGCCTTGATCTTAAAAAAGACATATCCGTCAATGCAAGTTGATATAATACGTTCTACTAAGATTGGAACTATCGGAGTTGGGGAAGGATCTACTGAACACTGGTCAGTGTTTATGGATTATGTTGGAATAGAAACTGCCGAACTTATAAATGATTGTGATTCATCATTTAAAACAGGTATTATGTTTGAAGACTGGACACCCAAACCTTATTTACAAAGTGTGCATTCACCATTTGTTGCAGATCAGTTAGGTGTACCAATTGCATATGCAAAGTTGATAGGAGAAAATGTTGATCCAAGAGACTTAACTGGAGATTATCTCTGGGATAATATGACACCGTTTAGTAAGTTTATGGAAGAACGTCCTAATGATACGGGAGTAAGTCAATACCATTTTAATACTAAAAAACTAAATGACTTACTAACAAGAAAAGCACAAGAGATGGGCTGTAATGTTATTGATGACGAAATAATAGATGTAAATGTTAGTGAATGGAATAATATTCAATACATAATAGGCGAAAAAGAACGTTACGAATACGACTTTTATATTGACTGCACAGGATTTAGACGCCTATTAATTAATGCAGTTGGTGCAAACTGGCAAAGCTATAGTAAGTATCTTAAAATGAAAGAAGCTATTGTATTTCCTACACCAGAAGGAGATGAAATACCTATATGGACATTAGCAAAAGCAATGGACGCTGGGTGGATGTTTCGTATACCTGTTCAAGGACGCACAGGTAATGGTTATATATTTGATAGCGACTTTATTACAGCTGAACAAGCACAAACTGAAGTTGAAAAATATTTAGGACACGGTATTGAAGTAGCAAAAAATATTAAATTTGATCCAGGTGCTATTGATAAACCATGGATAGGTAATGTATGTGCTATTGGACTTAGTGCTAGTTTTGTAGAACCACTTGAAGCAAGTTCAATTGGAACTAGTATTAATCAAAGTTTCTTACTAGCCCAACGTATTATAAATTACAATCAAGAAACAACTGATAGGTATAATATTGAAGTTAATGCTATTATGGACAACATTAGAGACTTTATTGTGTTACATTATATTACTGAAAGAAGAGACACACCGTTTTGGAAAGCAGTATCAGAAACACCTATACCAGATAGTTTAGATAAAAATTTACGTATGTGGAAACATAGAATGCCAACAACTGATGACATGACATCACATACTAAAAAAGTTTTATTTAACGAATACAACTATGCTATAGTAATGCATGCTTTAGGATTGTTTGATAATAAGAGTATCTTAGAACAATATGAAATGATGCCTGAAGGAGCAAAACAACATGTTGAAAGTTCAATACAGCATAAATTACAATTTGATAAAACAAAAACTATTCCGCATAAAATGATGTTACAATTATTGCGGAGGCTTACATGAGAATATTTGCATTTGGTTGCAGTCTGACACAGTACTTTTATCCTACTTGGGCAGATATTTTAATACATCAATATAGAACAAAAGGTTACGAAGGTTCTAATTGGGCTAAGAGTGGTGCGGGCAATCAATATATTAATATGCGTTTGTGGGAAGCAAACACAATTCATAAATTTAATAAAGATGATGTAATACTATTACAATGGTCTAGTATGTTTCGTGAAGACAGATATCATATGGGAAGAGGTTGGTGGACACCAGGCAACTTTGGACAATTAACTGTTACTAATGATATGCCTTTTGTATTAAATAATTTTAGATATGAATCTGCCTGGGTATGGGCAGATATTATGCATTGCACTATGCGTGATTGTGCTACAATAAGTGCAACACACAAGGCACTAGATACAATAGGTTGTACAGTTCATTCAACAGCATTTAGAGATCCATTTGAAGGCTGGGAAGATGCTCCTAAGCAGTTTAATGAAAAAAATCCTAAACTAGAATTAGAAGATGTAGGAGCAGTACTTGATGCGTACAAAGATGATATTGTAACTTCGTGTCCGCCTATACTAAATGCATTAGGTTTTGGTACAGACGAAGAGTTTTTCAAATCAAGACCATTGAGTGTACCTAGTAGAAAAGAAGAACATAAGCATATGTTGTTACCAGAATTACATCCTTTCACACACGAAGCGGCTGAATTTGTCGAAACCCATGTTGAAAAGTTAAACACAGAAACAAAAGAGTTTGTAGAACTTTGGAAAGAACAATTAGTAGATAAGCAACCATTGTATCATGAGGACCTTAAATGGTTTAACTCAGATAAGATAGGATGGTCAGATGATAGATGGAGACCGTAATATGAGTATACCTGTAATTGGATTAGATAGAGATGGCACCATAAACGAAGATATTGGCGACTATGTTACTAAGCCTGAACAGTTTAAACCTATTCCAGGTAGTTTAGAAGCTGTTAAGATGATACGTGATAAAGGATACGATGTTGTTATACTTACTAATCAAGCTGGCATACTTAAAGGTATATGTGATGAAATAGATGTAGATGTAGTACATAATTATATGCTTAAATTATTAGGCGAAATTGGTTGTAAAAACATTAACGGATTATATTATAGTACCTCTAACTTAAAAGAAGATATATATGCTAAGCCTAATATAGGTATGTTTAAACGAGCGGCCGCCGAAATTGGTGTTAATTGGAAGAATGGCGTATATGTAGGTGACAAAATTAGTGATCTTAAAGCGGCTTCAAAAGCAAAAGCAAAGCCGGTATTAGTACGCACAGGACACGGTGCTGAAACAAGTAAAAAATTAAACACGTTTGCTAACAAAGATCTAAAAAAACAAACAGATATATTTGATAATCTTAATCAGTTTGCTCATAGCTTAATAGATTTAACTTAAATTGTACTGTTACATATCTTTGTAAAACGATAAATACAATATGGAGCATGAACAATGACTAAACTTCTGAATAATCTTTTTACAAAAGGTGCTAATAACACAATTCATCTGCCTGACAGATCTAGCTTCAGCTACAGAGGTAGCTGGATTGGAGTACAGTATAATACTGTTGTAGACTCTTTCCACGTAGGCGAATATAGTAGTGCAGTGTACCAAATTACTGTTGAGTATGACTCAAATGAGAAAGAGATTATGCAACTTTCTGTTGTAGCAAGACCTGATAGAGCTGTTGCTAGTATTTTTGGTCGTTCAAGTATCAATCAAGAATTAGTTAACATATCTGTAACAGTAGATGAAAGTATTGTAAAAATTAATGCAAGCCCGACATCAAGTACATATGCAGGAGCGAAGCTAATTTTTCATGCTACGTATGCAAAAACAATTCATCAGCTAACTCCTCCGGCTATAGTCGCAGAGACGTCCAGTGTGGAGTCAGATGGTATAAATACTTTTGATGCAACAACTACGTATTTTGATAATACAAACATAACATTTGATAAGGTGTAAGGAATGGCAAAATCAACAATTAACTTAGGTACAGCCGCAAATGACGGTACTGGTGATAGTCTTAGAGCAGGTGCTACTAAGGTTAATGCTAACGTAGACGAGCTGTATAACGCTTTAGGCGACGGAACAAATATTAAAGATATCGTCAATTCAAGTATGGAACTTGATGTACAAAATGACGATACGAAAATTAACAAAGTAGCATTTCATGCCGCAACGTTAAACCAAATGAACGCAATTAGTACAAGCACATATCATGGTGCAATGCTACACGTACATGAAGGCGGTTCAGTATATGTTGCACACGCAGGTGCATGGCACAAAATGCTTTTAGATGCAAGTGCAGGCGCTATTACAAATTATACTGATCCATTAAAATCAGTTGCTTATGTAGGAAATATTAATAGTTTATCAGATGTTGATACAACATCACAAGCACCACAAACAGGTAATGTTCTTAAATGGGACGGTGGTAAATGGGCACCAGGTGTTGATACAACTTCAGGTGGAGGCGGAACAGACGCAGACACATTAGACGGATTTGATAGTGCATACTTTACAAACTATACTAACTTAAACAACAAGCCAACTATTCCAACATCAATTACTGATTTAAGTATTGTTGACGGTTCAAGTGGACAATATTTAAAAGCAAACGGTAACGGAACATTTGAGTTTGTTACACCAGCGGCAGGTGGATTACAAAATATTTTCCAAACAGTTGATGCTGACACTGGTACAACTACAGCAAATTCACAAACAGA